AAGTACGACAAAAACGCAGTCTTTGAAATTGATGCGGCAGGAACCGGATGTCTTTTGGTTCATCGCTCAGTTCTTGAAAAAATGCGAGAAGTCGCAACGGATCATCAGGGCAAGGATTGGTGCTGGTTCTGGGATGGAGCCATCAACGGCGAATGGGTGGGCGAAGATTTGCTGTTCTGCCGAAGGGCAAAGCAGCTTGGTTTTCCAATTTATGCGCACACCGGCGTGATTCTTCCGCACTTGAAAACATATTGGGTTCAAGAAGCGCATCATGAATTTTGGCAACATAATGTCGCACCAGCCTTGAAAGGTAGAAGTGAAAAAACTTTCGATGTTCAACCTGATGCGTAAAATTTCAAAACCACAGGAAACAGCAAGCATTCAGCCGGAGTTGGAAAGAGCAATGACCGGGAAAAAAGAAAGAAAGGTCATCAAGCGTGGCAATCAGTAACGGATACTGCACCCTTGCAGAATTGAAGTCAGCACTGGCAATTGATACTGGCGACACAGTTGATGATGCCGCACTTGAACTGGCCATCGAAAGTTCCAGCCGAATGATTGATGATTATTGTGATCGCTTCTTCTATCAAGACGGAACATCACAATCACCTGTTTCTCGATATTACAGCCCCATTGACATGTACTATGTTCAAATTGATGACATCGTAACCATCACCGAAATTGCTACCGATGAAAATCTTCAGTTCTCATGGGATACTGTTTGGACTACCACCGACTACATGGTGGAACCAATCAACAATCCACGCAAAGGTTGGCCATACAACAAACTTCTTGCAGTCGGCGCATACATCTTCACCGCCGGATTGCCACAAAGTCTTCGTGTCAAAGGCATCTGGGGCTGGTCAGCGGTTCCCAAAGAAATCAAAACCGCGTGCTTGATACAATCTTCCAGAATGTTCTTGCGCCGACAATCCCCGTTTGGAATCGCTGGTTCACCAGAGTTGGGAACAGTCAGATTGCTTGCCAAACTTGATGCCGATGTTGAAGCACTGATCAAGCCATTGCGCAGATTTGCCGGGATGGTCAAATGATTCCTTCACAGGTTCGTGATGGATTGAAGACAAGACTTCAGACAATTTCTGGACTTCGTTGCTATGACCTAGTGCCAGACCAAGTGAACCCACCAGCTGCGGTGGTGGGGCAATTAGATTTCACATTCGACATTGACAATGCGCGTGGGTTAGACCAGGCAAATGTTGATGTCATTGTGATTGTTCAGCGATTTTCGGAGCGTGCCGGACAAAACAGGTTGGATGCATATCTTGCCGGTTCTGGTGCAGGTTCGATAAAAGCAGCAATTGAAGGTGACAGGACTTTGGGTGGCGCTTGCCAAACCTTGCGTGTCACATCAGCGGAATCTGGATCGTATGAATCCAACGGAAGCATCTTTCTCAGTTACCGCTACCGAATCACAATCTACGGATAAGCCGGAAGGAAAGAAATGGCAAGAATCGTTCTCACCGATGTGCAGGTTCTCATCAACACATCAACAGACATCAGCGATCACATTGCTTCAGTGACACTCAACAGCACTGTCAATGAAGTTCAAACAACCGCGATGGGCAACACCGCAATCACCCGCGTTGGTGGTCTTCTTGACAACAGCGTGACCCTTGAATTCCACCAGGATTTCGCAACCAGTTCCATTGAATCAATTGTGTATCCTCTCATTGGAACAGTCACCACAATGAAGGTCAAACCAACATCATCCGCAACAGGCAGCACCAATCCGCAATATGTATTTTCTGCGCTTGTTTCAGAATGGACACCAATCAACGGAGCAGTTGGCGAACTTTCCACCGCTTCTGTCACTTGGCCAATCAGCGGAACAATCACCAAAACCACCGCATAACAAAAAGAAATGGGGGGTCATCTCATGGATGGCTTACAAATTCAGGTCAATCGAAAGAATGACAAGAGCGATTCCTATCCCCTAAGCCCACGAATCATTGTGGCTTGCGAACAGAAGTTCGGCATGGGGATAGGAAAAGCACTGGAAAGTCAGCGCATGGAAATCTTGTATTTTCTTGCATACGAAGCAGTAAAGCGAAGCGGTGAAGTTCTCAAACCTTATGGTGATGAATTTCTCGATTCACTTGTTTCTGTGGAGTTGATTTCTGACGATTCTTTCGAATCCACCGCGAAAGCCTAACATTTACGATTGCGGCAATCGCGGCTGAAACAGGGATTGATCCGGTTTCCTTATTGGATGCACCACCGGGAATCCTCGAAGCAATCGTTGCATATTTGAAAGACAGAGCGCGAAAGTAAGGTGACACATGGCATCAGATGGTTTGCATGCCAGGGTCACAGTCGAAGGCTTTCAGAAGACAATCACTGAACTGAAAAAATTCGATGCAAAAGCGTATCGGCGCATGAATTCATCCATCCGGCAAGAAATGGCTGTGCTGGAACAAACCGCCAAAGGCTTTGTTTCTAACGCCAGCAGAAGTTGGCGTGGAACACCGCTGAGTGGTTGGCGCGATGTTCCGGCACAGAACGGAAGAACACGCGGGGGTGCTGGTTGGCCAGCATGGAATGAAGGCGAAATCAAGGCCGGCATTTCACGAACAACCGCGCAAGGTCGCGTTGATGCGAACTATCGCACGAACTTGTATGGCTTGAAAAACAAATCGGCAGCTGGTGTCATCTTTGAAACAGCGGGTCGCAATAACAAACTTTCACCATTCAATCGCAAGATTGCCAATATGTTCCGACCAGCAAGGCGAATTGTGTATCGCGCCGTTTGGGAAGATCGTGGCGACATTCAACGCAAGATTGTCAAAATCATGCAAGACACAATCACAGAAACAAACCAAGGATTGCGTGGGTTCAAAATAGATGGCTAATGTCGGCGCAGTAATCGCACGAATTATCACCCAGTACAGCGACAAAGGAAGCAAGGCCGCCCAACGGGATGCCAAGAAACTGGAAAAAAGTTTCGATACCTTTTCCAAGCGGGCAAAACTTGCCTTTGCTGGCGCTGCCGCTGGTGCTGGTTATTTTGCGCAAAGACTTGCCAAAGAAGGCGTTCGTGCCGCAGCCGAAGAAGATAAGGCGCTGGCATCACTAGGTCGAACGCTTCAAAATGTTGGACAAGCCTTTGCCATTCCGCAGGTCAATGAATTCATTTCAGCACAACAGGCCGCCCTTGGAGTTTCAGAGGATCAACTCAGGCCAGCATTCCAGCGACTTGTCACTGTTCTTGGTGATGCTGGACTTGCTCAGGAACAACTTTCCCTTGCGCTAGATGTCAGCGCGGGAACCGGCAAATCACTTGATCAAGTGGTCATGGGATTATCACGCGCATATTCAGGCAACACGCAAGGTCTTTCCAGACTTGGCGCAGGATTAGACAAAACACTTCTGAAATCTGGTGATTTGGTTGCCATCACCGCAGAACTCAACAAGAAGTTTGGCGGTCAAGCAGCTGTCGCCGCAGCATCCTTTGGTGGATCACTAGACAAAATCAAGATTGCTGCTGACGAAGCCAAGGAATCTATCGGTCAAGCAATCATCACCGCCATCATTGGCGAAGGTGGTAATGCTCAGAACCAGGTTGAAGGTTTGACAAAAGGCATTGCCAAATTTGGTGATATGGTGGCCACAGCCTTCACCTTCATCATTCCAATCGTCAAAGACTTCTTTGGATTCATTCAAAAGATTTTCACTACGCTCAGCAAGATGCGACCAGTCATCACCGCCATTGGAAGTTTGATTGCCGGAGCATTTGTGGCTGGAAAAGTCATTGCCTTCGTCAATGCTATTCAAAAACTTGTCGCCGTCATGAAAGCACTTCGCGCTGCCGCCGCCACCGCTGGCATCGCAACAGCGCTGGCAACTGGCGGTGTGAGCGTTGCTGCCGGTGCCGCTGGCGCTGCGGCGGCTGTGGCTGCGATGGGTGCATCTATTTATGCTGCCAACAAGTTGTTTGACAAGTTAGACAAGGCATCTTCGAAAGTCGCCAAGAACAGCAAGACCACTTCTTCCACAACAAATGGAACCATCAAGCCAACAAGAACACTTCAACAAATCATGGCTGAGATGGAAAAGAACAGCGACAAAACTGCGAAGAACGCAAAAGCGCTGACCGCTGAACAGAAGACCCAAGCTGCGGTTCTCAAATTTGCACAAAGCGCTGGAATTGATCCAACGAAAGACCTTGAATCGGTCAATCTTTTTGCTGCCGCTGTTCGTAAAGTCGGAGCAGATGCGACAGATGAGCAGAAGAAGGCAGCCCTTGTTGCCCTTCAAACTGCGGGAAACACTGCGCAAGAATCTGTCAATCTTCTTGCTTCCGCAATACGAGAAGTCACCAATCAAACTGTTGGGAACTTTGGAACAGCTGCGATGGCTGCCGCTGCTTACAACGAAGCCATCAAAGCCGGAATCAAGGCAATGGTGGATGCTGGCATCACCGATGTTGCTACCCTGCAAACAGCCTTTGGTTCGCTCAACAAAGAACTTCTTGCGTATATTGCCAACCTAACAGCAGCGAAAAACACAGAACTGACCAAGACTGGCGCACCACAATCCGCACCAACAGCACTTCAGCAAGCACTCGCCGCACAACAGGCAGCCAATCAAATCGCTGCCACTGTTTCCAGCGCACCAGTTCCATCACTCACCACTGGTTCAAAGTCAGACATCAAAACAAGAATGGAAGCCCTTGGGGTTGGATTACAAAATGCTGACAAGGCGATGCAAGGTGTCTTGGATACTGCTCGCAATGTTCTTGCAACTGTTACTGGTGGGAAATATGGTGGGATGCAAACAGCAACACCACCACCACCTTCAGCATTTTTGCCGACTGGTTACATGGGAATCACTTCCATTCCACAAGCACAACAAGCAGTTGTCAATATCAATGCACCTGTCTATGGTGTCGGAGATTTGCAACGGCTGATTGTTGATTCAATCAATCAAGCGCAAAAGAACGGAACAACAACCACCCTTCCTAATGGTGGCCGCTAATGGCAACACCAGCAACTCTTGGTGTGGAAATCAACTTCTCCAATGGCGCTTCTTTCGGAACTGTTCTTCTGCTCGATGATCCATCCACGCCATTAGACACCGGCGTTCTTGGTGATGCCGCCACTGTGATTGCTGATGTTTCCAATCAAACGCAATCAGTGCAGATTCGGCGCGGATACAATCGAATTGCTGACAATTTCAGCACTGGAACGGCAACTG